GCCTAATTGCTGCGTCTCTGCTAGACAGTCCCTGAACAGAGTCTAGGTCCGCCTGTGTAAGCGCTCGCTGTGTCATGTAGTCCTCTTCTGCTTAGGCCAACCGATTAGCACAGTTGGCAGGTGCCTTAGCTTTTCTGCTGCGAACACAATGACGTGCCGCACAGCGTCGTTAGCGTGGCGGTTCGATGTCGAGTACCAGCCGAAGCGCTTGAGCGCATCTGGCCTACCATTCTTGGGCTGCGGTACGAGGGTCTTAGCCTGTGCGGGCAGCTGCCAAATGATTTCGACATCCTTGATGTAGTTCGTGATATCTCGTGTGATGTACTTTGCACTAAAGTCAGGGTTCACGATGCCTGGTCGCTTGTCGAACTGCTCAACGACCAGGACTACCGGGAACCCCTTTTGCTGCCACTTATGAACCAGCGCATGAATCTCCTGCCAGACATAATTCTGGTCGCCCCACTGAAAGTGCTCAATGTACTGGACAGTTTTCTCTGTGAACCCAAAGACAGCAACACCAGTAGTCCCACCTGGGTCAACGCCAATGACAACCAGAGGGTACCCAGGCGACTCATACTTCGTGAGCAAGTTCCCATACCTCCTGTCCATTATTGACGGGGAAGGGCCACTTAGCTTCACCTCTGTCCACATCAATTTCAAATTGGTCGATCTTCCCTGTGAGCTTTCTGATATACCCCGGGGTGCATGTCCAGCAACCTGCGTTATCAGGTCGAATGCCAGTGAAAATATATACCTGCACCAGCTCGATCTGCTCAGGGGAAAAGGTTAGGCCAAACACATACTCGACTTCTTCATAGCTCTTGAAATACTTAGTGTGATACTCGGTCATGTTGATCCCTCAAATCTTGCGACACGCCGACCCTTGCCAACGTTCTTCCTATATCCTACCATGCGAGCCGCATGTTCCGCTTGTGCCTGCTTGTCCTTCCATGCATGCATGTCAGGGCGCTTGTTGGCGGGCTTACCAAAGTGCCGTCGCACACTGCGCACTGTGTCTATCGAGACACCTAGAGCTTCAGCAGTCTCAGTGTCGAGCTTGCCTGCTTGGTAGTGTGGGTGGACCAACTCCCAGCGCAGCTCCCACAGCTCCTCCACAAAATCTGTGAGTACAGGCCAGTGGGGTACCGGTAGCTGCTCAGCACAATCACTGCACACGTCGCCGCTTCCCTCAAATTCAATGCCGCAGCGCCAACATGTCTGCATCAGATACCCTCCCAAGTCGGTCCCATTGTGAACTCGGTGTCAAATGGCACCAAGTCGCCAAAGATAGCACGCCCGCTGGCCTCCATCTCTTGCTGAATACGACGGCCAACCTCCTCCGCGTGCTTCTTAGGCACATCGGTGAGGATAGCGTCGTGAATAAGGGCGATGATCTTACCATCGTAGTCCTTGCCGATCCACTCGTGCACCTTCATGGCTGCATTCATGCACAGGTCGCTCGCTGTGCTCTGGGGCAGGAAGGCAAGCCCAGAGTTGATGACGTTCTGTCGGTTACGCCCGGACACAACCTCTGCCTGGTAGTAACGTCCAAACGGCGTAACCAGAGTCTCCTCTTCGTCAAGTGCCATCTGCTCTACCCATACGCGCCAGTCGTAGAACTCGGGCGCGTTGCGGAAGTAGTTGGTGATGATCGACTGAGCATTACGCTCCGACATCTCCAGCGACTTGCCGATAGCCTTGGCCTTACGCCCATACGACAGACCATAGATGACACCCTTGAGCTTAGCTCGCAGGTTCTTCTTCTTGCCGGGGTCCATCGTCTCGAAGTCCATGTCCGGGTAGGCAATGGGCATCAGCGAGTCGAAGAAGTCAGGCATCCCAGGCTGGAACAGGGAGATGAGGTACTTGTCATTTGACAGGCACGCCATGACTCGAAGCTCAGCCTGCGAGTAGTCACACTCGACCAGGATACGGTCCTCAGCGGAGGCTACGTAGATGCGCCGGAGACTGAACTCTCGGTCATCGTACTTGCCATCCTTCTTCTGCGGGTCACGCGGGATATTCTGCACGTTAGGGTCAGCTGAGGACAGCCGACCGGTGTTGGTCCCGTGTACCTTGAACGTGGTGAACACTCGGTTGCCTGGCTGCACACGCTTGCGTGTGCCCTCAACGTAGGTGCCCTTGAGCTTGCTGAACCCCCGGGCTTCTAGCAGGTGCTCGATAAACTCACGAACGTTGTCGGGCATACTCTTGTCTGCCGCAATGGCATCGAGTAGCTTCTCCTCCGCTGTGCTCTTCATCGGGTAGCCTTGCTCCAGCAGCCAATCCTTGACCTGCTTAGGCGAGTTGATGTTGAACGTATCGCGTCCCACAATCTCTCGCACAGCTGCTACCTCGGAGTCGAAGAGTCCACCGATCACCCGAGCCAGGTAGCTAACGTACTCGGGGTCAATGGTCAGGCTATTGTTCTCTACGTCCTGAAGGAAGTTGCCGTAGCTGTACTCCATCTTGGCGAGCTTGGCAAGGCGCTCGTCGTTTTCCAGGGCAGGCTTCAGGTACTCAAAGAGACGCCACGTCCAGATAACATCCCAGCCGTTATACGGATAGAGGATGTCCTTAGGGATGGCTTCATAGCCAAGAGGCATCTTGCCGAGCTTCTTGATGTAGTCATCCCACAGCTGCCGTGGATAGTAGTACGTCGTTGGGAACTCCTTGTAGGTACCCTTGACGTAATCCTTGATCGCTGCATCCCAGTCCGGCGCGCCCAGGTACTTCATAGCGAGCGGCTTCAGACCGTGCTCCTTGGCACCGGGGTTGATGGTGTGGTGCATGAGCATGGTGTCGCAGTGCCCATAGATCATCTGCCCCAGGTGCGCACTCAAGGTTCTAAAGTCGAACTTCATGTTGTGTGCGATGAGCTTCTTGCGCCGGAACAGACGTAGCAGCTGAGCCCTAGTGTCTTCCCGCAGCAAAGACTCCTGCGTGAAGACGTACGCCGTACCGCCACCATCGTAGATGGCGAGCGACAGCAGCCAGAACTGCTCAGGCGTCATCGTGGTGATATCGCCGCCCGTCTCGATGTCCACCACGAGGATAGGGCCGAGGCGGTTCTCCTCCGAGACAGACAGTCGGTCGATCACCTGAATCTTGGGATCGTCCCAAGTCATCGGAGTAAGCAGCTGCGTTAGCGCAGCTCGCAGTTCCGTGATGGCCGCAGGGTTAGACAGAATCTGCTTCTGGCTGAGCGTCTTAACGTAACGCGCAGGCTTGATCTTGTCAAGGTTGCCCAGCACAAGGGTGGGCACTGTGCGATCCAGCGTCTCGGCCCACAGATACACACCCGTGACCTCGGGGAACTCCTTGAGCACACCGGTCATAACCTCCTGCACAGCGGGGTAGAGCTTGTTCTCTACCTGAATGGCAATGTCAGTCATCTCTTACTCCTCCTTAGTGTGGACTCAGAGAGTCCGGTCAGTCGTGCGATAGTGATAAGCGAGGTGCCTTCGTCAAGCATCTGCTTGACCCACGCCTTGTTGGCCTTCGTCGATGCTTGCATGTACTGAAGCATCGTCAGGTGTCGGGGGTTGAGGTGGCCCCGCAGAGAGGGCTTGGCATTCCTGCCAAGCGCCTTCTCCACGCGGTACATGGACACACCCACAATGGAGGCTAGCGCACTCATGCTCCAAACACCATAGGTGTTCAGCTTCCTGATGCTGTCGTCCTCCACTTCCTTAGAGAAGTTGCGGGTGGCTCGGTTGTAGATGGTTAGGGCTTCAGTCATCGCTTCTGTTGTGTTAGGCAATAGCGTAGCTCTTCCTTCCCCGTACATCCTCGACCTCGTTCAAGACATTCATCTCTACGAGCGAGCGCACCAGCTCCACGAAGTCACCCTTGCGCATGTCAAGTCTGGTGGACCACTTCAGCAGGCTCGCCCAAGTCACAAGACCACCGTTGTCGATGATGTGCTTTTCGATGGTAGCTAGGTCACGAGCAGCTGCCGACTCGGCAACACCCTCGACCACAACAATCAAATCCTCGATCCACTGGAGACTGAAGTAGATAGCATTCAACACATCAGTCATGTTGGCGAGCAGTCGCTTGTCCATCATGGCAAACATGATGGCTGCCTTCATCGTGGCGAATGCCATTCGCTGAACGCTAGGCTTCAGTAGCTCCGCACGAGGGTGCGAGTCCACGTAGTCCTCGACGTCGGCGGCAAAGTCATTCCACCGCTCCCAAGCGTCCTCCTCGAAGAAGATAGGCATAGGTGCGGCTCGATCCGGTACCGTCTTGTGCCAGAAGTTGCGCACATCGATCAGCTGCTTTACAATCGCAGCCTTTTCGCGGTCCACCGTGCCGCCCATCAGGTCACCCTGGGCCAGGCGCTTCTGCTCCCGTGTGCGGGGCGGTGCCTCGCCGCGGAAGAAGATGTTTCGCGGTCCCCACCCAGAGGCGAAGTCCTTGACCTCAAGCTCGTCCTGAATCTGCGAGCGAATGCCCATCATGTAAGCCACAAAGTTAACCGGGGTGTCCTCGGTGGACACACCCTTACGTAGTCGTCCTCGGGCCCAGCCATCGTACAACTCATTCAGTGTCTCGAAGAAACCGTTGAGATAGGGCTTGTTCTTAATGTCGTGGATCAGCTGCTGCGTCTCGTCTCGGTCATACAGTGACGACTGGTCGGAACGCTCAGCTAGGGCATCAAGCAGGGACTCAGGCGTGGTGTCGGAGGTCAAGATGTACTTCCAGTCACCCACCTGAATGGCTCGCAGGATGTCCTTGAGTAGCTTACGCGTCGTGCTCTTACGAGTATCCGTCGTCTCACCCATGACCACCAGGAACATACCCAGTCGCATTGGTCCGAACTTAGGTAGCGCAATGCCGTACTCACCCAACACCACGCTCATAATTGCGAACGCGCCTGCGATGTGATAAGCCTGAGGAGCGTCAGTCTTGCTCGCTCCCCACTGTGCGTACTTGTCCACGAACGTCTCTGTAAGGCTCTGGCGCTCCTCAGCTGTCAGGAGTGTCATCTCCATCTCCGCAAGTGCCACAGCGTCGTTCAGAGTCTTGGGAGTGGGATCATCGGATGCCACTCGCTCAAGCCTTGTACGTGGTCGATTCGCCGGGTCTGCTCCAGCTCGCTTGACCTCTGTCCACAGGTCTTCCTCGGGACGATTGTCACGTGCGTACTTGTTGCACTGAGCGTGGGTCGCAGCAACAAAGACCTCCTCTGCCGTGAATCCAGCACGGAACATCTCGCTCTCAAAGAGGTAGAGAGTGTCCGACCAGTCACCCGTGGGCTTGTCACCGTACAGGCTAGTGAGGATAGGGTCGTGCGCCATGCGTCGCAGCACGTCGATCTGCTTAGGCAGCTCATCGCCTGTCGGCAGCTCCTGGTCACCGGAGACAACCTTCTCAGGAATGTCTGCCTCGTTGTAGACCTCATGGAAGTCTTCCAGCGTGTAGACCGTGCCGTTGTTGTCCTCGACATATACCGGGTAGGCCGGGTCGTGCTTGGTGTTCACGCTGTTAGGCACACGCAGCAGCTTGGTCAGCATCCAACCAGAGGGGTCAGTGCCCGCCTGCTTGCCGTTCACCTTGTGCGCGTGGGTCAGTGCCACGACGCGCGCGACTGAGCTAACCTCTTCAGGCGTGTAGGTCTTGTCAAGCAGCCAATAGCTGTGCGTCTTATCCTCGGACGTGCGCACAGAGAGTGAGGGCTTGAGCAGGAACCCGCTCGGGTCGAAGAGGTCGGTGTCGGAGTAAATAACTGGTGTTACAGCAACAACCTCGCTCTTACGACGTGGTACTGAGTACAGCATCGGACTGAAATACAGGTTTTCGTCCGTGCGAACCGAGCAATACTTGTCGATCTGAGTGAGGTTGTCTGGGTACTTGAAAGGCTTGTGGTTGGTTAGCTGGTTGTCGTTGTCCAGCGTAGAGATGAAGAGGAAGCCCTCGCTATCTCCGAAGATGGTAGTGAAGAAGTCACGTGTGTCCAACTAATGTTGCCTCCTGTTTCATATCGCATTGGGTAGGGTGGTCGGCTACTCGGGATTCGAACCCGAAGCATACGGACGTTTGAAATCCGTTGGTCTACCAGTTGCCTAGTAGCCGGGGTGTGGCTGATGGTGGGAGTACCCATTTAACAGCTCGCTCTCGCGCTGCACCACAGTTATTGCTGCGACAAAGACAAATGGCAGGAGTAACGCCCAACACAGCCAGCGTTCTTGTCTTTGTTCTTACCTGCCGTTTCAGGCAGCAACAGGTTGTTGCTTAGAGGAAGATGCTAGAGTCCGTAGCGGCCTCTCGCTCCTCGTCACTCAGCTCGTCATCGATCTTGTCCTCGTCGTACGCGAACACGGTCTTGACGTTGTTACGCATCAGCGTAACGGGGTTGTCATCGTCGTCCACCGACTCGTAGGGCTCCTGAACGATCTTCAGGTTCACCTTCTCGCCGATGAAGTCGGACGCCTCCGGGAATTCGAACTCGCCAGCAGGCGTGTCCTTCTTGGGGTAAGGCATGTCCAGTGCCTTCAGCAGCGCGATGAGGCTGAAGAGCGCGTTGGACTTAACCACGTACCAAGCGCGGAAGGTGCGCTTGGGACCGACCTTCTCCGGGCCGGAGAGAATCTTGTAGTCAAGGACGTACATGTCGTTGCCCTGCTTGGAGCGGGCCTCCTTGGCCTCGTAGACGACGGCTCCGTAGATGCCCTCTGCTACAGGCTTGATGGTGCTCGACTGAGCGTCCTTGATTTCCGCCTCGGTGAGGTTGAGCTTGAATGCCATGTGTTATTTATCCTTTTGGTAGTTACTTAGATGTGATGCGTGAAAAGATGGTCTTCATGTCCGGGTTAAGGAACTTTCCGTCCAACCTGTCCGCGTATCTCTGACCAGAAATCATCTTGTCTGAGACTGTAAAGTCGACGACACGCGCCGTCTCCTTCTTTCCTCCCTCGCCAGCTACACGAGTCACAGTGAAGTGACCAATGATGTCCGGCACAGAGGGGAAGGTGAACTTGGACTTACCGCCCAAGAGCACAGTGGTGGTCACGGCTCCGGTGACCTCATCCTTCTCGTCGTCCTGGTGGGCGACAAAGATCGTGAGGAACGGTGCCATGTGGAGGTAGTCAGCCATCTTCGTGGTCCACGTCTTGATGGCTGCCCACTTGTAGAAGCCATCACGCTTGCCGTTGACAATGCCCTTAGGGTCCTTGTCGTAGACCTCCAGCTGACGCTCCTGTGCCTTGTCGAGGGTGTCAATGATGACTACCTGGTAAGGCAGCCCCGACTCAGGCTCAACGATCTTGCCGTTGAGCAGTGCCTCGATGACACGAGTGAACTCGTTGGCGGTACCGGCTTCGATCACATCGATGCTCGGGTACCAGGCCGACACAGAGGATGAGCCACCCTCCACGTCAACCAAGAGTACACGATCATACCCCTCCACGTCAACAATGCTCGCTGCGAACACCGTCTTGCCCTTCTTGGGCGGGCCGTAGATCAGGATGCTCTTGGGAGCACCCATCGCTGCGGCCTTCTTAATCCCGAACTCGGGTAGCTTTACTCCTGCGTTGTCAGCCAACTGTCCCTCTCATAGTCCTCGTAGTATTCAATGAACTCCTGTGCCCCCTGAATGTCTACACCCATGTCAAGCCGCATACGCTTCAATGCATACAGTACCGCTACTGTATTCAGCTCAATCATTATCCTCCCCGAACGCAACGACAGAGCCATCCACATCTTCGTCGGTGAACTTGATGCGGTTCTCGCCGTTGTAGTCGAAAGCGTGCGCTGTCAGCACCATTCCCGCCCGGTTCAGAACCTCGTGAGCCTTAGCCAGCAGAGGCTGGGCCTCCAGGATTGCCTCAAACTCATCCTTAGTATATACAATAGCCATTACCATGCCTCCATCTTGCAATCAAAGCAGTCGTCATCACTGGGCAGCCTAGGCGTGTCCCAACCATCCTCCTGCACGATGGCGTAGATCGCACCCGCTCGTGCGAATGCAGCTTCCGCCATCTCTCGGTTATATGCCTCTGTGTACACCCAGATATCGTTGGGGTCGCCGCTGTCCCTGGGAATGCACACGATAGACACTGAGTCTACACGCATCCCTGCGTCCTCGCAACCCTTGCCATAAATCTGGCCCTGGTATCGGTACTGAGACTTCATGCCCTTGACCCGGTACTCCTTGGCCTTCTTCAGACCAACGATCTTCCAGTCAACGACTGTGCCCTCCTCTTCAGGAGTGCCTTCGCCGTCCAGCAGGTACATGTCAGTCGTGCCCTTGACTGTGCCGTAGCCTGGCACGTCACCCGTTACCAGCTTCAGCTCGTGCTTTGCATCCTGGAAGACCATCGTCTCCAGGTAGGCGTGGACTGCGGTGCCCAGCCAGGGATACATGCTGAAGTCTCGCTCTAGCTTGACCCCAGCCAGCTCACGGCCCAGACACCGCGCACAGGGGTTGCCGAGGCTCGATGGTCCCACCTTGACCTGCTTGTCCCGCTCAGTGGGCTTGGTAATCTCTGCGATAAGCCGCCGCTTTAGGTCAGCTGCCATTAATTTGCGCAGCTACCGACTCGGCCCATTCGATGTTAGGAGCACCAAATGCATATTCCAAATCGGACAGCTTGATAGCTGCGTCTCCATCGTTCCACTCCATAGGAAGTCGAAGCAGCCAGTCGTTATCGTAGATGCCTCGCATCACACTAGCGACGTGCTCGGCGGTTGCATTCTTAGTCACTTCTTGTCCTCCTCGTAGTACAGCTCGTAGCTAATGTCACTCAGCGCGTCGCTGATGGCAGTATCAAGCTCGTACATCAGCTCATCAGCATCGTAAAGTTCGTCGTACCTCTCGGCACCCATATTTCCCACATGAAAGTCTCCGCTCACAATGCGAAGATAAACCTTACCCATTAAAGCTCTCCGCTCTTGATGTGCAGCACCAGGCTCACGATGCTGAGCACCAGCGTCGTCGCGGCGGCTGCTACAGCAACCTGGTAGTCCTTCTTAGTACGCACTCGGCGCGTGATGTTGATTGCCATTAGTTGTCCTCTTCCTCTTCGTCCTCGATGTATTCCGTTACCAACCAGAAGTCTTCCCAGTCAGATTCCGTAGCTTCACCATAAGGGTCTTCCTCAGTCAGCAGCTCAATGTACTCTTCGTCACTCACGATTCTACTCCCTCATCGATCAGGTGCCAAACGAGGTATGTCCCCGCGCGCGCAGTACCTACTACAGCGCCATCAAACGTGTGGCCTGTGCCCACTACGACATATGTGTGCGTAGCACCAAAGTCGTAGCCGCCAGCTGACGGATCAAAGGCATACCAAAGGTCCACCTGAGTAACATCGTCAGGCACGGTACTGACCGCCGTAACCTCTGCCCCAAATGGAAGGCGTACGTGGTGTCTACGGTCGTCTACCGGAATTGTTGTCTTGTGAATAACCCTAGACATACTCCTCATCTCCCTGCTCGAACCACTCTCGGTAGTCGTCGCCTAGGCCCCATGAGGACTGGTCAAGCAGCCTAGCCAGTTCGCTGGGCTTCGTACCCTCCCGCTGTGCGACGTAATCCAGCTCCTCAAATAGCTTGTCCAGATAGCGACTAACGCGTGTCTCTACCTCGTCGCGGGTAAGGCTAATCATCAGCCAGCTCCACCTTCACGGTGGTCTTGTCGTTGGGCTTCTGGAAGAGCGCGTACTCCTCGTCGGTGAGCACAGACTTGGCTCGGGCAGAGGTGAGTACCTTCTTGGACTCGGCGTGCTTCTCCCACAGCTCAGGCTGTGCCTTCTTGCCGTACGCCTCGTTGAATGCCTTGCCCTTGAACACAGTGATGAGCTGGTACCCGTTGTCGTTATCACCCACAACCACCGGCTCGGTTGTCGTGCCCACAAGCTCAGCAAGCTTAGCCTTGAGGTTATCCACAGCCTCAGCTCGCTCTGCAATCTCAGCCTGGAGTCCCACGATCTGTCGTGCGATCTTGGCCTGCCGCTGTGCGTCAGTCAGTTCAGTCATTACTTGTCTCCTCCGTTCAGCCAAGCGTTGAACTCGGCAATGTTGTTTAGTGCTTCAGGTCCCTGCTCGTCACTACCATACCCGTAGAACTGCGAGCTGTAAACCAGAGTGTCGTCGATGAAAACTCGGAAGTCAATCTCCTCACTGGAGCAGGTCACGCAGTAGCCACTGTCCCAGTGGTGCTCCACAATGTAAACCGTACCACCTTCCGCGTGTGCTCGCGCACGCACACGGTCGGCAAGCTCACCGATTACCTCGGTCTTGATATCGCCGTACCCAGCAATCGTGCCGCTGCTCCACGGGTCGTCATCATAGCCCTCGTCGTAGTAACCGGGCTGGTAGTCATTGCTTACCTCGACATAGCTCGTGTCGTTCATCTTATCCTCCTACTTATTCGGGTGGTTGTCAAGCATCTCAGCCAGGTTGGCCTCGATTTCATCCAGTCGCTCCAGCTGGTCAACCATGACGGTATCAGCAGCATACACGTACCAGCTGTTGATCGCATCCGTCTGTCCCGGACGGTCCAGACGCATCTTGCACTGCGTGTTGAGCAGAGCGTTGGGGTGCTTGCCCAGCCAGAACTCATTGTGGCACTTGTACTGAAGTCCGTCCGTGCCCTCGGCGATGGCAGCAATGCCAGCCACCAGCACACGGTACTCAGTGCCCAGCGTCTCGATCAGCTCGTCACGCTTGGCAGGCTTAGTGGCACCGAAGAATGCTTCAGCCTTGATGCCCTTCTTCTGGAGCTGTGCGACCACAACAGGCACTAGCTTAGCAGAAGGCGTGTAGACAACCAGCGTCTCTTCGCCCAGCTGCTCCAGCACCTCCAGCAGTGCGTCAATGCCAGCGCTCTTAGCGTTCTCCTTGAACGTCACCTCGCCCTCGATAACCGTGGGCACAGCGAGGCAGACCTGAATCTGTCGCAGCTGCTTGACCAGCGGGTTAGAGGTCGGGATGAAGTTGGTGTCACCGGTATCGTCGTCATCGACCCACGCCAGAGAGTCCTTGGTGAACTGGTCGTAAAGCTTGCGCTGTCCGGGGGTCAGCTCAATCTCGACGGGCGTCTCGGGCAGGCGGGCAGGCATATCCTCGCGGTGGTCAGCTCGCAGACGGCGGCTGAACATGGGGATGTCAGCGATGACACCACCCGGCGTCAGCTCACGCACGAGGTCGATGACGGCACCGTTGCGGCGGGTGCGCCAGAAGTCATCGATCCATCGGTGGTACGAGCGGTAGCGCTCAGGCCACAGCCAGTTGAGGGTCGAGAAGATGCCGTCAGGTCGGTTAGCAGCAGGCGTGCCCGAGAGGGCAAGCTTGTACTCGGAGTGGAACTCACGAATGCGGTCGGACTGCTGGCTGCGTCCGAAGTTCGCCATCTTGTGCGTCTCGTCCGCGATGATGAGGTCGGCGTTCTGTCCGGTGAGCACACCGGAGCGCATCAGCTCCCAGCCGATGACGTAGAAGCCACGCTCGCCGGAGCGTAGACGCATGAAGTTAGCGACCTGACCCTTGCTGTTCTCCAGTCGGTAGAAGGGCATGTCAGGCATCTGAGCCTTGACGGTGTTGGCCCACGAACGGCGAGTGTTCAGGGGGAGGACCACGATTACCTGCTCTGCTCCGATGCGCTTAGCGCACTCGACCGCAGCGAGAGTCTTGCCCAGGCCCATCTCCCATGCAAAGAACCCAGACTTGCTCGGGTGCTCAACAAACGCCTGCACATCTTCCTCTTGCCAATCAAAAAGCTCAAATCTCTTAGTCATGCCACCTCTTTCTTGTCTTGATGCGGGAAATAGTTGAATCGTTGACTCCAAATTCTCGGGCTAGTGTTACTTGCTTAGCTCCTGCGCTGAGCCTATCTCTTATCTCCTCGACTTGCAAGGCTGAAAGCTTACTATTCGCACCCTTTTCACCGTGCAGCTTGGATTGCCTGCCCCTCTTTACCATGTCGGCGGTGTTCTCTTTGTGCGTACCCGCATAAAGGTGACTAGGGTTACCGCACTTACGGTTGTCGCATGTATGACACGCAAGTTTATCTTTGGGAATGTCCCCCAACATTACTCGATGAACTAGCTTGCGCTCTCCCAGCGCAGAAAACCACCCATACCCATAGCCATTGATAGGACCTAGCCAGTTCCAGCAATCGTTTTCATCAACAGCAAAACCATAGTGGTCTAGTTGTTCCTGAACGGTGAACTGTTTACCTCGCCCGCCACGGTTGGGCATGGATGGTCCTCCTTAGTTAGTATTCCCCTTGCAACACCACCAGTCTACCGTTAGGTGCGGTGGTGTTGTCAAGGATGAAGTTGATTCCCCGCAAACTCTCAGCAATGGATTCGAGTGCTTCCATCTTGCGCTGTTCGATTTCCCAGGCAGGTACATCGTTAGCATACTCGCGGCTAGTCATCAGTAGTCATCCCCAAACGGGTTAACGATGTCGAATAGGACGCAGACTACCAGCCCGATCAGGAAGATAGGCACATTAACAATCCCCACAAACATGAGAATCACAAAGGCTGCAATCCACACAAGCGTAGCGCTCATCGCTCACCTCCCGCAGGCTCAATGGACTTCCAAATCTTTTCCTGGATGTCACGACCATCGAGCAGGCTGAACATAAACGACTTGTAGCTAGCAGGCATCTGAATGTCTCGCACAAGGCTGGCAAACAGGGCGCGATCCAGTTCCTCAAAGCTGCCACCACGGTTCTCGTACATCTCAGTCAGAACGATGTAGTTTGCGTCGATGGCGCGCATCTCCAGGGCGTAGGAACGGTTCAGCTCGTTGCCGACAGTCTCAGCCCAGGCGTACAGCTCATCGGGGAGCTGTGCGAGCAGAGCAAGGTACTTGTCGTGGCCCTCGCTCAGTGCTCGCCACACAGACTTACGGTTCAGCCCAGTGACAATGCGATGCAGCTCGATGTACGCGCTGTACTTGATCTTTACTGCCGTGTAATGGTCAAGCCAAACTACCCAGCCCTCAGCGTTAGCGCGGCTGGGGCGCGACAGCACGTCACGCAATGTCACAGGGTCGTACATGGGCTCACGGGGTGGCGCGATGAACGCGCCGCTACTGTTATGGACAGCGCCAAGGTCAGCAAGTTCTTCTGTATCGCCGTAGTCTACAACAATTCGGTTCTCAGGGTAGATAATTTCCACCAGGGGCGTGAGACCTTCGTCAATGTAAAAGCGGTAAGTCTCCTGCCTGCCCAGCCATCCGTCAAGCATCCACGTGGCACGTAGGGCCTGTTCAGAGGAGAAGCTGCCGCGGGTAGCGACCTCCAGCTCATCCGTGTAGGGGTTGCGGAAGACAATACCCAAGGAACCGTCAAACTTGTCGCCCACGTGGTGAATAGGAGTGTCCAAGTCAATCTCAGGCGCGCCCTGCTGTCCGTAGTTAAAGAACTTAGCAAAGGGCCTAGCGATGACCTCGTTCGTCTCGATGTTCACAATCAGGCCACGCGACAGTCGCGTCTCATTGGTCCACAGACCCTTGAACGCCACGATGTCAGCGTAGTTAAAGATCACCAGGTACGGGAACTTGGGGTGCTCTCGCATCGTCACCTCCTTGCGCTCCACATGCTCCATCAGCTTCTCCCAGTCAAGGATGTCTACTGCGTACGTCTTATCCATCATGCCTCCTAATTCGTATATCGCGTATACTGCGAAAAAATAATTCCTGAAATTACCCGCATGGGCTTAATACCAGTCGCTGCGATTGGGCTCGCCCCGGATGAAAGAACCCAGGGCCATAATGAAGATAGTTGCAGCGCATGTCCACCCAGGCAGGGCGGCAAGGGTATACCAATCGAACCCGTAGGCCACCGTATATCCTAGTGCACCTGCAATAAACAAAATGTAGGCAAATAGCACAATGGCTGCGATTCCCGTCAGAAACGTCTTCAGTGCCTCCATCAGAAGTCACCGTCCGCGACCTGGAACACAGTCAGGCCCTTAGCGCGCCACATAGCCACCACGCGGTCACGGTCGTCGAGCACACCCATGACGTTGTAGCGCCCAGCAATGTGCTTCTCGTAAAGCTCATCCTTGATGATGTCATCCTTGCGCTTGTCGCCGGACGGGCGCATGTAGAACTCCTCGAACGGCACACCCTGGTCGTGCCACCAGTTCTCGGTAGCCTCTCGGTAGTCCTCGTCACGACCAGACACGCCGATAATCGTGTATCCCAACTCCCAAAGACTAACGACAAGCGCAATCACGTCCTCATTGGGCTTGTCAGTGTGGTACAGAGTCGGGTCGTACGGCGAGCGGCCATCCATGAGTGCAACAGTGCCGTCAGTGTCCACAATGTACGCCTGGGGCAGACTGTTATCCCGCACAGCGGGCTTGAACGCAGCGACCGTCTCAGTGGGCAGCTGCGGGACCTCGGGCAGCTTACCGTTGCGCACGAAGCGGTCGAAGAAGCTCTTGATGACCTCGTGGCCCACCTGGTCGTCGAATCGACCGTCGTCGCGGGCACAGGCGGTCGGGTAGTCGATGGGGAAGTCCTCGAAAGTAACGGGAACACCAAGACGCTTCGCCATCTTCAGCCACTCCTTGACGAAGCGAGCAACCAGGTTCGTGTCGTCCACGATGACGGGGACACCATTCCTCAGCAGCTCCTCGACCCGGCTGTGCTGAATCTTGGTCACCAGCTGCTCGTCCTGGCCGTGCTTCAGGTGCAGCTCCTTACGGATGTCGTCGCGGTTGACGCGGACGTACCCGTAGAGGGCGGCATGGGTCTTGGCCCAGGTGCTCTTGCCACTGGCGGGAACCCCGCGGGTAAGGATCAGTTCAGTCATTATCTTCCTCCAAAGTCTCTCGTAAATGCCGATAGCCCGAGTCTAATCGACTCGGGCTATCAGGTCAAGCTATTTGGTTAAATTAGTCGTTCTCGTAATACTCGACGCTGAATCCATCCTTGGTGGCCGTAACCTCTGCCGGGTCGCCAAAGTTTTCGCGGAGCACGTCCTCGAACCGGTCAAAGTTCAGCTCGGCAGCGACAAGGGCCGCAGTCTGCTCATCCGTAACGTTCTCGGGACGGTAGGGGTATCCGCTGTTGCTGGCATACGTCAGCGCCCAGGTTCCAACGTACCCGTCCTCGTAGTCACCAGCCTCATCGTCACCGTCAACGAACTTGACACCGCGCTCGTTGACTCCGAACTCACAGGGGTCACCGTCGTTAAAGTACGGCGTGTACTGGTCCCAGCGCACAGAATCGACGCCCTCGATGCTCAGAACTGCGTCGAGAGCTGCAAGGAACTCGGCAGCAGTGCCCTGCTCCACACGCTCGCTACCGGTGTAGCGGGTAATGTCACCCTCAATGGGTCGGTCGATCTTCAGGTTCTCGTTGCTCATTAGTTGCCTCCATTAGTGATTCGTGAGGGGTTGTATACAGAGACGGTCGCTTCCCTCAGCTCTTCACGACCGATGTACTTGTTTTTCTTGCCGCCCATCCAGACCTTGCACTCCATGCAGGAAACCCAGTCGTCCGGGCTTGGAAGAAAGCCTAGGTCTTCTACAATGTGATTCTCAGCCACATCTCGGACCATGACCTTGATCGTGCGTTCCTTCTTGGCATCATACACCTCAATGTAGTGCCCGAATACTTCCTGGGCCATCCAGGGGCCCTTAGTGTGGTGCAGGAATGAACGGTGTCGCACATCCCCCACCACGCTCTTAAACTGGTCGATCCACTCGTGAATCTTGATGTAATCCTCGGGGGTCCCGCCGAAGTGGCGGGCCGACGCCTGTGCGTGAATATAGCTATTCGCCATCCGGGTCTTCCTCGTAAAACTCGAAGTCAACCTCGTGTGTCTGGCAGAACACATTGAACTGCTGACGCTCGCCCCACTTCTTCGTAATCTGGATAGGATCAAGACATTCGGGGCACTGCATCAGGAACTTCTTAGGCTTCTTGGTAGCTGCCCCGCTTTCCGAGTTAGGAACTCGGTACTTCACTAGGGCTGCACGCAGGAGGTCAAGGCCATCCTTGTACAGCTCGGCAGTTCCCTCAGCAAGGGTAGTCTTGGACCAACCGATTGTCTCGACCTTCTCAAGCTCAAGACCCAGCTCGTTGCCAAACTCCTTGAACTTCTTATTGTGGTAGCGCCCGTTGTTTGACGTGTCAGTGACCTTAGCCGCATGGGCCTTAGCATGTGCAAGCTCGTGAAGCAGAGTGCCGAGGGTTTCCTCAGCGCCTCGCCTAAGCGATTCGCCAGAGAGCATCAGCTCGTGATCGTATTGACCCTTCTCGGTACGCCACGAGTTAGGCGCAAAGTGACCGTGCACCTGACTCTTCTTCGTGTAGCCAGCAGCGCCCAGCACAACGGTCACCTCAGGAAGACCCTTGTGCAGCTCGTTAGCGCGCTCAATCAGCGCGTCGATTGCCTGAAGAATGGGCAGGGTTGCGGTACTCATTGCGACTCCGTTCTCTTAGTTAATTCTTGGCCTTACGGAAGTGAGGCAGAATGTGAAGCAGTGCCAGCCCCGCGAATACGAGTGTGAATCCTGCAACTAGAAGCCATCCTAGCTCAAGTGGGCCGGTCATAGCAAGCATTCCTGCGCCCGGGGCTACAGCCAGTGCCTTAGTGTACATCAAGTGCCTACTCTCTGTTGGTTTAGTGCATGGTGCCACTTGGCCTCACGCTTGGTTACGGCGTTGTAGATTGCCTTGACAAACACCATTTGCAAAAACATATCGTAGATCATCTCGGGAAGCAAGGTCAAGGCAAAAAGTCTTGCCTTCCAGCCCTGGCTCCACACAGTGGCTACTCGCTCTAGCACAAAGATGCCCGTGATGCCTAGCCAAAATGGGTTCAGCGTGTAGTCCATACCAGAAAACACAGCAATTGCCGTCATAGTCAGATAAAGCCACAGCGCGAACACACCGATACTCATGGACAGTTGCTGCCACCAGTAGCGTCGAGTCACCTTAGTGAAGCCAAAGGTACGTAAGTTCTCGACAGCACCACGCATCCACCTAAGGCGCTGATTCCAAAGCATGCGCACAGAGGGCATGATTTCTGTCGTGACACGGCACTCGACCGGGCTAGCCAGACTCCACCCTAGCGTTTTAAGGCTGAGTGTCAGCTCATTGTCCTCAGTCAGTGCATGTGTGTCGTAGACATCGCCGTTGGTACCAGGCAATACCGTTCCGCGGCCTTGTGCGACCGAGCCAAGGGCCTCGGAACGGAATAAGGCAGCCGTGCCGGTGAGCACCATAACGCGCCCTGTGCGGTCAATTTCTCGACCGTAGCGGGCGTACTCGTTGCGCTGTAGTAGCCCCAAGATGCCACCACCCGTGTCCCCGTAGAAAACTCCGCCGACAGCTCCAAGCTGCATGTCACTGCGCAGCTTAGCCTCAGCAATCGCTAGGAATGCTTCATCCATCACAGTGTCCGCGTCCATCACCAGCACATAGCCGTCGGTGGGGAGAATGAAAGACAGCGCTTGGTTCAGCGCTCCAGCCTTTTTGCCTGTGTTAGCGACAGTTTCAAACACATCTGCACCAGTATTACGTGCAACGACCGCAGTATGGTCGGTGCAATTGTCGGCAACCACAATGATCTTATCTGGTACAAGTGTCTGCGCCTGGAGCGAACGAATTGCAAACTCGATATTGTCTGCTTCGTTATGCGCAGGAATTAGTACGGTAATCATGTGGCATCCTCCCTCTATATTTTGCTAGCTAGCCAGTGTCTTGGGCGGATACTTACCCGACAGATTCTTCTGGGCCGCTCTGAACTTAGCATTGAACTCCTCGCGCTCCATGTTCTGCGCGAACTCCACAAGTACAGTCTCAGCGGCGGCAGCAATAGCTGAGGCGTAATCGTCCGGGTCCATCTTAATCAGATCGTGTTGGTAGTTACGCCGCTCTCGCCCCGCTGCCTCATCCCTAGGATCGGCAGTACCAAACTCAATAAACGTAGCGGCAAGAGAATTCCAACGCTTGCGCTTACGAAGCATGAGCCAGGCACCTGGAACAGAGCTGTATTCACTCCACTCTACCTGGACTTTCCAGTAGTAAGGGGACACGACCCAAGGAAGTCCAGTAGCTTTGTCGATGATAGCCATTAGCCTACCAGCTTCTTGGGCGGGTAGTTACCGACAAATCTACGCCCCATACCACTTCGCTCAAAAGTGCGCAGCACATACATTGCATCTTTCCGAATACGGTCGGGCGTCATCTCACTCGGTAACGTCTGCGTGTACCCCACCACGCTGCTGCCAATAAACATCTTGCGGCGCAACTGAACCTCGTGATGTCCAATAATGTTAGGACGTGTGATACGCCAAAACATACCCTTGGGCACCTCTGGAAGTCCTGTTACCTTATCAATAGTGGTCATTTTCAATCCTCCAACTTCTTGGGCGGGTAAGTGCCGACAAACTCATCAAGCCCGTTCTCGCGCGCCCGCTTAGCCCGCGACTTGTTGAACTTGCGCAGCGACTTAGCAGCGGCTCGCCGAATGCTGGAAGTTGAACCATAAGCCTTTACGTCAGTCTTAGCGATGGAATTATCGGTGTAGATGTAGATTCCGCTGCCATGTACCTTGGAAACCCCAACCACCAGCTTTCGGCCCCAGCTCTCCTCATACTGATAAACCCTACGCACCTCCCACACAAAGCCCTCCGGCAGCTTGGGCAGTCCAGTCGTCTTATCGATGTCGCTCATAAGCTATCTCCTTATCGCTTGTACTGACTTAGGACAGACATAGGAACCATTGCTCCTACACGGTGGTGCTCATCACAATACTTCGTGAGCCATTCACAGTCGTGGTCATACCACCCCACGTAAACTAGCTTGTCTTCCATTCGTCCTCCTCAGTTGGTTGGTTATTTCTTGTGGCTGCCGGGTACCCGAACCCCGGTGTATGCCTTTCAGCCTACCATATCTACTTAGTGAGTGTCGACCGAATAATCGCACTATGCGGGTAGAAAATCTCTCGACCGTCAGCCGTGTCAACGATCAAAACCTTGTCTTCGTTCTCCACCCCGACAACCTGCTCCAGCCGATCAATCTTTCCATCTACGCGCTCTACCGTGACGCTAGCCATTACTGCTTACCCACCTCAAGGTCAAACTCCGGCAGAAGCGTCTCGGGCTTGAGGATAATACGAGTCTTGTAGACGCTCACGTCGATAGACTCCTCCTGAGTGACAGACACCGAGTCCTGGTCACCGAGGATAAACACGTGCTTACGGTACTCGTTGGGCCCGTAACGGCACGTCACGTCGAAACGACGCCCGGTATTCTCGAACGAGCAACGTCCCTGTGCGTAAAAAATGGTGTCGCCGCTGATTCCATTGATGCCGACAATGGTTCGCTGGACCTCAAACTGCTCAGCAGCCTTCTTAATGTTGTCATCAGCCTTGTCAGCATCCGTCGTACAACCCGACAGCGCGATGCTTGCAGCGACAAAAAGTCCCAGTGCTGCCATAACCTTCTTGTTCTTCATAGTGCCTCCTAAGTAGTTGTGTTAGTTGTCTTACGCCTGGTTGTGCTGGTGCACACGCAGGGCAGTCAGGTGATCCCGAATGATGGGACCAAGGGCCGGAGCAAGGATCGCCGAAAGATCGTTCCGCAGCAGCACAGCGAGGACCCGGAAGTCCTCACCGCTGATTTCCTCGCCCGCAATAGACTCTACCTGTGAGCGGAACAGAAGTCCAGCTCCAGAAGCAACCTCGGTAGGATTCTCCAGAATTCGAGCCTCCAGCTCGCTGGCGATAGCGTCCTGAATGTCCTTACCGGACAGCCCCGCATACGGGTCCACGTCGTCCTCTTCCTCGGGCTCGTCGGCAGTCTTCTCGCCAACCGTAACCGGGGGAACAATCTCGGCCAGCTCGTAACTACCCACAGCGTACGACCGCCCGTTGATGATGAGCGTGACGCCTCCACCGTCCGCCTGGAACACTCCGTCGAGCGTTCCCGCTACCTCGTGATCCGTGCCGGTGTAGAGCCGCACACCGGACCCCACGTGCTCGCTGCTCAGCTCGGAAACACCGATGTGCTCAGCCTCCAGCTCCAGAGTGGCCTCAGTCACGTCGGGGAACGACAGCAGCATCTCGGCCAGCCACTCCTCACGCTCCTTTGCACTCAGTGCCTCCCACTCAAACTCCGCGTGCATAATGTACTTGCTCATGCGTAAAACCCTCCATCTACTCGAAAGCCCATCGGGCGATTGTCCTTGCTATACACCAGCTGGAAGCCATCTCCCAGCGAGTAGTCATGCTCACTGTACCACTCTTCCGGGCGACTTTTGCGCTCCGGGGACTTGGGTACCTTGCGTGGCTTCTTGACCTTCTGTGCGTCGAGCTTCTCTTCCTTCGCGTCCATCAGTGGGTCGCCACCTCTCCAAGCTTAAAGGGGGCAAGCTTTCGCTTGCCATCGAGCGGCAGGTTACCGTCACGGAAGAAGTAGCTGCGGTCGTCCACGTCGACATCGTAAGCCTCAGACACCGTGTAGGCCCATGCGTCCTTCACGGGATACACCGACTCGATGTCATCGTAGTCGACCCCCTTGCTGGGCATTACAAGCGCGGGCTTGCCGTTCTCCTGCATGTACATGTGCGTTGTCTTGACGCCCATGAAAAACACACGCAGACCAGCTGTGATCGGCTCGGATCGAAGTACGTCCTCAGCCTCGAAAGACTGGAGAATGAGCGGGACCGGGGCATACGCCCCAGCCAGCTCCTTGAACTCATCGTGACTGAGCTGGGGCAGTGTCATTAGTCCTCCTTGATAGTTGCTGCGTCGAACAGCACGGTGATTCCGGTGAAATGGGTAGCGCCCCACCAACTCTGCTGACCGTACCACGGGTCACTATCATCGTCGTCAGTCAGAACGAAAACTGACTCCTCATCGTCCGCGGTGGCCCGAATGACAGAGCCCGGCGTGGTTGGCAGCGGCGGCTCAAACTGCTCAATGGTGATCTTGACAGGCGGGCCGGGGTAGTTTACCCGCTGTGCGTCCAGAGCCTTTTCGTACGTCTCATAACCACCTTCATAGTTACCCACCTCAGCGGGATCAATTGTGTTGCCAGACGTGCTCTTGAACAGAAGTCCGTACTGAGTAATGCTAGTCATTGCTGTCTCCATTCTCTAGGAACGTGCTCATGTCTGCCTTGGGGAACTGCTTACGCAGAAGCGTATACACCTCTGGGGTAACTGTCAACCCTGCGGTCTTAGCGGCGTACGGGGTCTGCTCGCTGCGCTCAACCATCACCGAGTCTCCCAGGTCAACAGGCCAGAACTCCCACTCCTGACCCTTGCTGTCGGTCACGATGTAGACCTCGCCTACCTGCCGCACACCAGCGACTGCCTTGCCCGGAAGGATAGTAGAGGCGGACGCCTCCAGCATGTCTGCCAGGCCCTTAGCGTCCTTCGTGCCAAGTCCCTCGATGTGAAGGCGACGCTTGGGCACACCGGCCTCGTAGGCCACCACGACAGCGGTAACCAGGTCACGACGCGCCTGTGCGAGGTCGTGCTCCAGCTGCTCTCGCAGGTCTGCCTCGCGCACATCAAACTCAGCCTTCTGGAGCTTTACCTGATCCAGCAGGGTCGTCTGCTTGGTGTCAAGATTGGTCACCAGTTACCCCTTCCCTCGTTCTGCAAAATCTCTTCCTGCTCGTAATCGTCCAGCTCGTACCAGTCGTGACCGCCCTCGCCGTCCTCTTCCCAGCGCATAATGCCTGCCGCGTCCGAGTAGTCGGGCTTAACGTTGTTCTCGAACTCGAACGCAGAGAACTCAGAAATCTGGTCGAGCACCACACCTGCAAGCATCAGGTCGTCAGTCTCGAACTCAAATGCCTTCATCGGCACCTGCGGGATGTAATATGCCTTGTACTTAGCCATTCATTGCCTCCTCGTAAGTCTTGTGTGCGATGCTAATTGCATCTTCATTCCCTGACTCTAGTACAGCGGTCAGGGCTAGCGCTATAGCAAACCAAGGATGGGGCGACTTCTTTGAGAAAAGTCGCCCCATCTTGTTTGCTGTCTCAGTAAGTTGGGTACTCAAAAGTCGGGTACTCAATCAGGAACTCATCAGCGTAACGCACCTCGGAGGTGTCCCTGTACGTGTTACTGATCGGCCCCGCCACTATGTTGCCATCGTTGTGGCTATACGTGATGCCAGGTGCAACAAGCACAACCCAGCCATCAAAAATGCTGTTTTTGTGGCGGAACCGGGTGCCAATCTCAGCGCCCTCCAGTGCCTCCAGGAGGGTCTGACGCTTCGGCTTGGGCTGGAACTCCTCTGGCGCGTCGTACGACTCGCCACCAAGCATGTCAAGGTAGTGGTCAATGTCGTAAACGACTCCCTTAGAGAACGCATCGGAGTCCTTGCCCCAGTAGGTTTCCGACTTGCGCTCCTTCATGTCAGCAATCAGCAGGTCTGCGTCAATCAGCTTACCCATCAGTTCTCCTCATCAATGTACGCAAAGCCAGCAAGCTCGTCAATGGTGTACAGCGTGCCGACAGGGAAATAAGGGCTGCCGGTGCCGTTATCAATCTTGACAAACTGACCGGAGTTAGTCTTGATATAGCGACGGTCGTTCTCGTGTACCTCAGCGCCCGTAGGCAGGCTACTAAGCTCCCCAGCGGTCAGCGGCTTCGGCTTAGCATTCTCAACGATCTGATCCAGCTCGGCTAGGGCCTGCCCAATATACTCATGCAGCTCACGGGCAGCATCAATGCCGTAAACGTCATAAAAACCATTGCCCTTGCCCTCACGCTTGAGCCACAGTGCGTGTTCCGACACATTACCGGCAACAGTCGTGTTACGGACCACCGTAATCTTGACCCCATCGTTGCCCTCAATCGTACCCTTGTGCGAGTTGCTATTACTAAATTCAGTCATGCGTAAATCCTCCTTAGTGAATCGCCGCGTTACCGACGATAATGATTGTAAGTCCTACAATAGGGTACATCAGTAGCTTGGTCAAGGCGTTTCCCAATGTTCCTCCTATTCAGCTAGTGCAAGGGCATAACTCAGGTAGGGAGCCATCCGTGCGGGGATATTGAGCACGGCCAACTCAAGGCCGCTCTCAATCTCCTCCGCTCGTGCGAGGTCAGCGTCGGTGATGCCGACCGTATTGCCCTTGTGCGCAATGTCACTCAGCTCACGTCCCAGGTTTCGCAGGTGCTCCGCGAGGACAATCAGCTGCTGTGATTCCCCGTCCTGTAGTGGCTCAGTTGCTGCCGACACCGATTTCCTCCTTAGCAGCTTCTAGGGCTTCGCCCCAAGTCCTACCGGCATCCTGGACCTCCTGAGCCGCGTAAAGAGCGCGCTCAACAGCGGCGACATCCTCGACCGTAAAACGGACCCGTGGGAGCACACTGCGGGCGCTCTCACCGTCTCCCCACAGATCGGTGCGGGTTGAGCCATCCCACAGCTCGGATTCCTCGGGGGAAAGGTCCTGCCCCATGTAGGCAAAGACGTGGCCCACGATGCACATGGGGTTGCCCTGCTCGTCGGCGTACTGGCAGTCGCTCGCGGGGTCTGCCGCTGCCGGGTCGATGTAGTCCGCACCCTTTGCAGCTACCGCCTTTTCGAGCAGCTCGACCACCGTGCTCTTGTTGAGAACCTTATCCATTACCACGCCTCCTTCTTAGCAGTATCAAGTGCTTCGCCCCAGGTCCTGCCGCTGTCTTGCGCATGCTGCGCCGCGGCCAGTACAGACCGCGCACCATCGGAGAATGCCGGGCTATCAGGGATGATTTCGGCATGCTTGGCCTGAACACCATACTCCAGGTCAATCACCTCGAATACCCCGCCCTCGCGCACCTTTGTGGGATCAATTCCCACGTAAGAAAACACGTGGCCCACGATGCAGCCGGGCTCGCCGTTATAGGCGTACTCACAAGCCTCGTACGTATCAGCGTTACGGTCAACATAGTCTGCGCCCCTCTCCTGCACCGCTCGCTCAAGAAGCTCGATGACCTCCGCAGTCTCAATTACACGCGTCATGCTATTCCTCATCTCTATCGTCATTCACAATGGGGTTAGTGCCAAACCGCCACTCATAGCAGCTAGCACAGTACATCCTGCCCTTGCGGGCGTAAAGTCTCTCGACCAAAATACTAGCACCACAGGGGGAGCAGTTTGTTCCATTTACCTTTGCCATTCTGACTCCCTCCTGGCCGGTATCTGGCCGGGTATTTCTCGGCCTATGAGGCCACTATACACACTTGCTCATACCCCCGCAAGAGCTTCCGGGAACTTCATGTGCTTGATTCTGCGTGTAGTATTTGAGTCTCGCTTGAAAACTACCTGGAACTCACCGTAACGCACCTCATCAGCTCGCACACGGTAGTGAGAAAGGCCGTGGCCTGCCTTATCAAGAGTCCTGAGGTTGTCCTCGATGTCGAACCAGGTAAGCATCTGTCGCAGGCTGTGGAACCCACAGTGCTCTCCCTCGTGGATGTCCAGCATGGGGAAGCGGCCAAATCTTTCGTAGCCATGCCACTCGTACTTTTCAAGGTCTTCCAAGCTCGGCGGGCCAAGAGTAGCGATAGGGTCACTGTAGGGTGCGGGGTGGTTCTCCCACTCCGTAACACTTTCCCCATGTGAAAGGGAAACATATCCGCCCATGTACGGGCCTTTACGATCTTGCGTCTCGACCCTGAAAACGTCTACCAGCTCCACTTGATTGCCTCCCGCCTCTTGGTTTGCTATGAGTGACCCGCCGAGACTTGCACTCGGTTGTTCTCTCCGGGCCTTTGATCTTACTTGGTCGCGTTACTCCCAATAGGTACCGCGCCGTAAGAGTCGGTGTACGCACGGAGGAATGACTCCACAACATCCTCTGGCGTGACCGCCCCGCTGTGCGTGTAGTTCCAAAGGATGTTTTCGACCGACCGAATCAGCCTCTGCGCCCTCGGCGTGTTAGTCGCATTCATCCCGGCCTGTTTGGCTCGCTCCACCAGCTCGTAGGTGCGCCGCGCCTCTGCATAGGCTTCGTACTCTTCGTGGGGGAGAATGGCTCGGAAACTCACTTGTTGGCCTCCACAACGCTCGTGAGACGGGCCAGGGCAAGCTTGACCTGCCCCTCCTGCTTCGCCTTGCTGCCGCCCTTACGCATGGCCTCTCGGAGGTGCGCCTTGACCACGTTGAGGTCCGTCTGCTGTGCCTTGGTGAACTTAGCCATTTCGTATATCTCCTTTGTTTGTGGGGTTTGTAAGTCTGTAGTGTGAGCCTACATCAAATGGCTCGGTGTGTCCAGCACAGGTGGATGTCCGTCTGGCACTTGTCGTGCACCTCGACCCGGTGACTCTGAGCGCTAGAGGCAAAGTGGTCGACCGCCGACTGGCAGCTGTTGTGCTGGTTACCGTTGCAGCCAATCACGCGTCGGTGAGTGACCTCGGTAGAACAAATGGAGTTCTTGTGTACAATCTCGCATTTCAGCTCGTCCTGGTCAAGCGTAGCCACGATGAGGTCGAACTCAACATCTGTCAGGTCAATCGTCTGCATTTTATGCCTCCTCTGAGAGTGTCTCTAGCCATGCCTCATGGTCAATGGCTGCGGTGCTTGTGTCGTCGGGGTTAGTTGCTCTGACGCGCACGGATGTCTCGGGAGTCGATGACGTTTTCGAAGTTGGCAATCGGGTCGGTGTTTGACATTTCATGTTCCATTCTATGAGGTTATTAGATTGAAAGTGCGTGCCCCCGGGAGGTCGCGAACCTACCTGGTGTCTGTGCGGGGGCTATGTTGCTTACTGTGCGTTCCATTCTTGCGTGTAGCGTTTGTAACTAGCGTGGAGGGTGTATCCGTTTACATTCATTAGCTTAGCCATGAGTGCGCCGATTGTCTCGCGCCATTCCTGGTACGTCATCATCTTAGGCAGCATGTGTTGTCCATCTCCGGGCATATATGCCCTTGATAATGTAATATTGAATAATTGTGGAAAATAGCGAAGTAAATTGACCTTGACATATTGCATTGTGTTTTGGTCACCCTTGATTTTCCGGGGTTTTGAGGTGTGGTATTCGGTGACTCACTATTGCATTTGGTGAGAGCTTACCTCATTTTGGTCTGACTGCAAAACCAGAGTTTTGACCGGATAAGTGGGTAAAAGCTGGTTGAGATTGTTGCACTGGATGCAAGTTGACCGGATAAGTGGGCAAATTGACCATCCAAAATCTATATGTCTCTAGATAAGTATATATATAAGGATATATAATTACATACGTAGAAACCGTGACCGAGCCGACCCCCCGTTTTGGATGGAAGATTTACCCACTTATCCGGTCATTTGGATCATTTGCAATCAGCCAGCGAATTGTAGCTCTGACTAGCAGAACCAGAATGATGCTGATTACGATTGAGATTCGATGTCGTCTCTTTCAAGATCGTTGAGCAGTTTCCACAGCTTCACTTTTGTCTCCGGGTCTTTGGTCGTAAACCAGAGCATGTCCAGTTTTTCGATCAATTCCTCAAGGGACATTAGTTGCTGCCCCGCTTAGCTCGGTTGAGTCCCTTCACAGTGAGCATGTCACCGTGCCGCTTGGTGTCCCGCCGAGCGGTCTTGATCGAGTTACGCTCCGACTTAGTGAGTCGCTTGGTACGAGTATCCATGAGATATATCCATTTCTGTGAGGATTAAACTTGACCGGCTGAGATTAGCCACCCGATCACCGGGGACAGTCGAGGTGTCGACCCGGTGACCAGACTACTGATTCAGACGAAAAACTCTCGGTTGTTGAAGTTGTCCCAAATTGCCAGCTCGCCCCGCTCCCTAGCAACGTTGCCAGCCTCTAGCAGAGATTCGATAACCTCTACCTCATCCCAGTAGATGAGTCCCGACACCGGGTGTGTCCACCTACCCACTGCAACACCTACCGGCATCGATGGCACACTGTCATAAGCGCTACCAGTGAGGATGACTAGCGTCTCTTTGCTCACTGTGTATCCGCTTCGGTAGCTCACTCGGTTAACTTGCCCGTGAGCGTCAAGCATGTACGTTCCATCCACAACGATGTCTGAGAATCGCATTTGTCTGTCTTTCTGTTGAGGTTGAGTGTTACGAGTGACCAGAGTAGGAATCGAACCTACTTGCAACCATTCTGGTCTGTAGTGCTTAACTGTCAGGCTTGTCGTGATCTTTGCCGATTGGGCAGGTGCAGTGCACCCAGCCAGGCAACATTCGATGATATTCAAGATGCAGCATGTTGTCTCCCTTAGTGATTGATGATGAATGAGTCAGTGATTGCGGTGAAGCTCTGTCCCTGGCTGTTACCTTCGATGTCGGCATACCAAGTGCACCACGAGCTATCCTCGGTAGGACAGGGTGCACTAAGGTTGCCGACTGCCAGGCCAGCTGTGAAGACGACTGCTACGGCGATGATTCCGCCTGAGATTGCTCTGAGCATAGGTTAATCTTCCTCGTGGTCGTATTCAAAGGGGCATCTAGCACTAGGGGTAGGCGTCTCTTTGTCATTCCATGTTTCGTGGCATACGCCACATTCCATGTTGTGCATTGGTATATCCATTCTGTATAGGGTTGACACCATAACGGACACTAGGTAGCTCACTACTCTATGGTGTTTCCAGGTGGTCCCGGTCAAGGGCATACCTAGTATCCGATATGGCGGCATATCACACTGTGCGATATGCG